AGGATGGAATTTGGCTCAAAGGGGGATTTGGTCTATGGGAAGACTTAGCTTGCTGATTTAATTTTATTGAGTCAGAAAGCTTAGTCAATTCACTCTTTGCTAATGCAGGATTAAGCTGAGCTATTTGATGAATAGTAGCCAACTTAGTTGGGTTCTTTCCTAGCTCATACATAAGGTCTGCAGTATTCTCAAATTCATTAGCAATGCTAACAACATGAGAAATACTAGCAAATGGTAAATTGTTTACAACCTGTTCAAAATCAGAGTGAAGAGATTTGCCAGCTTCTATCTTAGATTTAAATTCATTAGCAATTCTGTGAGCCTCATGCATTAATTGTGCTTTTTGGGCTTCTTCATATTGTTTATGACCTTCTTCAGAGATAATTTTCCTGACTTCATCTACTGTTAAATTAGAATTAGTAGAAGCTGAAGGATAAGATTGTTGCGGTTGAGACCGCCTATATTCTTCCAAAGCTTCTTCACGTGCCTTGTGAGCAACATCCAATTTGACAGTTTTCACTATCTTATCAACCTGACTCTGTGGAACCATCTTTTCAGTAGGTTGAGAAATATTATCCACAGCTATATCAGATTGTTGATGAACAACCGAATCGTTTTGATCCATTTTTTATCCTCTTGATGACTATTTCCCCGTCACGGTTATGCCTCTTTCGGAGAGTCCGACTATTTTTCCCCATAATTGGGTTATGCCCTAGAACGCTAGGTCGTGAAATTACCCATAATTACCAACTTCTTCACAATGTTGCATAATACTAATATGATTAACATCCTGATAAGATATTCACAATCTATAGATAACTTCAATACGACATTTATATACGGAAAATTGGAGCACGTCAATACTTTATTGATTCAAAATGATTGATAATGATGTATTGAAGAACTGAAAGGATTTACAATATTGAAAAGGTATTTCCCTTAGATAAGCCTTAAGATATCACTTATTATTAAAGAATTGACTATAATATAATATAGGTATAATATTAACCTCGTTAATATATGTAATTTTCCTCAGTATGCCTATAAATATTGCACTGTGTTTATGGGCATATTTAATACATTTCTTTCTTCTTTGAATTCTTCTTATTCTTTCCAGCTTTTGATAGAGCAATAGCAATGGCTTGTTTCTGAGGTTTCCCTTCGTTCATTTCCGTACGTATATTATTACTAATGACTTTTTTAGATTTTCCTTTTTTCAAGGGCATTTCTCTTCTCCTACAATAGTTTCAATCATTCCTTTTATCACCATTTTCCTTAATAAGAAATTTGGTTCTAACATTTCGTTTTCATTAGAATAGTGGGCACACCATATATCCATATCAATTATTTGACGATCAAAATTTATTTTTTCTGAATATTCCATTAAGTGCTGACCTCTATAGTTGTTTGTTGTTTCTTAGAATCTTGATGAAATTTCAAAACATCCATTGTATGAACATGTTGTGTTTCCATTTCTTTTCTGGCTAGATCTACTTCACTTCTAAGATTTTGAGCAGAAATATGTCCTATTTCAAGAATAACTTTCTGTTGATCCATTTTCAATTCTTCTTCTGTTTTATAAGACTGTATATCCACTTTCTGCTGTTCAATATCTAATTTTCTATTGTCTATTTGCTGTTTCTGTTGAATTTCTTCCCGTTTTATCATGACTGGATTATTATCTTGCATCATCTTTAATTGAATTTGCTGCTGCTGTTGTGCCATATGTTGTTGTTGTTCTAGCATTTTTTTCTTTTCTTCTACGAAGGCACCCACATTTTGTTTCAATGCTTCTATTCCTCGTATATCCACATTATCCAATAACATTTCGATACCATTAATATCTGTGGTGATATATTCATTCAGAATTGGAGAAGTCTGCATAAGTCTATTAAGCATCTCAAATGAACGTGTCCTTTGCATTTCAAAATTAACTCCTGCTTCTATTCTTATTTCCAAATCTTCTGAATTATAATCTAAAATAGGTTGTCCCATTCCATTAACTTGAGCATAACTTCTCTTATTATTTAATCCTTTTTGAGGAATCATCCTTTCATCAGTGATGTATTTTGGAACTAAATCCAATATTATCTCTCCTATTCTATTCCATCCTTTGATATAACTAACGAGATAAGGTTTAGATGCAGCATTTGATTGCATAGTTCCCATAACAATAGCTTCACCCGACAATTGACTATTATTTGGACTATTCAACGCAGCATCATAATTTCCTAATATAGCACGACTCATCTGATCCCCCATTGAAAAAGCTTGCATAATTTCAGGAGGAGCTGGAACTCTTGGAATGGCAGTTGGAGGAGGAAGAGGAACATTAGGATCATCTTCTTTATAAGAATTGTAAATCAAAGTAGTAGCTTGCTGCCAATTTATATATCCATCTTTATATTCTAATGGTATTCCTTCTTTAGGTGCCATAAGCTTGCTTTGAATCATATTTTCAAGTTCATTGGCTAAAGAATTTCCAGCATAATTAGTTAATCTCTGAACTCCTTCAGCGTGATAAACATAGGGCCTTGTAATTTGCTCACAGGAACCAGTATCATTATCTCGAATCATTCTGGAATTTCCATCAATGAAAACTAAGGGGAGATAGCGGTAATCTGTTTCTTCATAATCTAAAACTTCGGTTTCACATAATACATACCTACATATAGTTTCAATTTCAGCCATTCTAGAATTTACCACAGAAGGTACTTGTATAAATGACATACTATTCCACCATTCTACATATTTCTCATATTCATCTTCTAACAGAGTTTCTCCAGTTAATAATTGAACAATTTTCTTTTTCTTCACTTTTTTATCATAATAATCCGACAAAAGAGCTATTTCCTGACCTTTTATATCTTTGTATGACCACGAGAAACTATCCATATTTTTCTTGAAAGTAAGATTTTTTACTGCATCACTTCCATATAATCTTTTAATTTCATCACTAGTTTTTGGATACATTTCAGCGCAAAATCTACCATCTCCTTTATGAGAAGTTTGAGATAACTTATCAAAAATACACATAGTTGGATCATATGCACGACGAATCATAATGTTTTGATGAAAGCTTTTAGAAGAAGCATAATCTGTATAAATTTTTACAGTACTAAATCCTCCAATAAGCTGATCGGTAAAAACATCATATTCAAAATTGTCCTTATTAGAATCGGATATAATAGATCTTATATAATTTTCAGTAAGTGTAATTGTCTGAGGGTCTATTTTAGTAGCATTTGCAATAGGAACTATGTTTAAAGTGGGTTCTTGTTGAGAAAATTCAGCCCTTAATCTACTTATCATAGCCTCTAAAAAATTAAATTCTAATTGAGGCATATTCCTAGCGGCTAGACTATCTTTTTCTCCCTTACTTAATGAAGATTGACATACAAATCGAGCAAACTTATTGAATCTTTTAAAATTAGGAGAAAACCATGTGTGATAATCTTCTATATTATTTTTACAAACTTCCAATCTATCACGTGCTGATTTTATGACTGCCATGCTTGAGCCCTTATCCTATTTATTTGATTTATATGTGAGGCAATTTCGCTCACAACAGAATTGGTTTTGGGGGTATTATAGGACAATTGTAATACCTTATCTATAAGAGCTATCTTAATAGCATCATACATAGTATCAACAATATCATCGTTCCTATGCGTATTATTGGCTGTTATCCCTTTACATTGGGTTATACACATATCTATATGTTTCGCGTATTTTGGGAAAGAAATAAGACGCCTTGCAATATAAGGCTGAATTTCTAAATATCTATCTATTTTGCTGCGACTGGCTCTAGTGCGTTCAATATCTCTTACTTCCATTCCTCGATATTTTTTCAATACAGAAAGAAGAGTCGTGCCAGTAGATTTCTTTTCAATAGCACTGAATGTAGGCTTTTTCTTATATAATAGACAAGAAGAATAAAATGACCTGAATTTTTCCTCTAATTCTGATGGTTCCACGTGGAACGAAACACAATCTATCCAATGTAGTCCAAATTCATTTGTCTTTCTTCCATGTTCTTCAATTTCATATAATCCCCAAAAACTAAAAACTGTAGCATCATTATAAGTCTTACTTGTTTCTGCAGTATCTACTGTAAGGAAGGTGATTAGACAATCAGGCTCTTCAGATAAAAACTCAAAACAATCAGATTTAAAGATTCCACCTCCAGATGGCATTGGATTTTGTTGATATTGGGCACTGAATACATAAGGGTTGAACTTCTCTTCTCTTTCTAACATTTCTCGTGGTGTAATAGCGGGAGCCAAGATATTACCGGCATCATCTCTTGCTGGCAGGATAATTTTGTTCCAGTGTTGCCCATCATCTCCTCTCCTCAAATAAGCACATACATCATCTTCATGAAGCATCTGGGCTATTAATACCATTCCTACATTTGGAGATCTAGGACGAGGTTTAATTGTATTGTTATATGTAGATATTACTCCTGATCGTATAGTATCTGAGTACACCTCATCTGGTTTATGCATGTCATCCATTAAAACAGCACCAGAGAATCTATTCAGATGAGGAAGGCCAGCATCTTGTCCTGTTATGCCAGAACTTGAGCCAAAAGCTTTAACCGCTCCCCCTGAAGTAGTCTTAAAATCATCTTTAGCCGAACTATCTTTACTTATTTCTACACCAAACATCTGTTTATATTCAGACATTTGCATAATATTCTTAATTCTAGCGGTATGTTTAGTAGCTAAATCATGAGAATAGGAAATATAAAGGAATTGACAATCTGCATAGTGAGCAAATGCCCAAGGAATAAAATAACTAATAAGTGTAGATTTTCCATGTCCTGGAGGGATATTAATAATTAATCTATTTTCCCTTAGATAAAATATATTCATCAATTCACGACAAATAGTGACTTGATGACATTCTCTCCCTATAGGATTACTCAATACAAAATCTCTACCCGTTTCTAACTTAAAGAATGTTTGCACAAAGAACAGTAAGCTACCTAAACATTTACCTTTTATGAGAGCTAATGAATCATCTTTTTCAATACCACTAATATACATATTAATGGTCTTTAATATTGGCGATTAAAATCTTCTCCATTTTTTCTCTCAAAGCGTGTAGCTCTTCTAGTTTTCCATCTGCATCATTATTTTTAACTTCAACTGATTTAAGAGTAGGAAGAATACGATTTGCTACTTCTCTAGCAGCATTAACACGGATAGACATTTCATTCGTGGGAGTCTGAGCTACATCTATGAAGAATAAAAAAGGATCAAATCCTTTCATCCGACATGTTTCGGCCAATTCCATCCATTTTTTACCTTTGTTTCCGCCCAACGGATTTCCAGATTGACCAGGTTTGAATCTACCTTTTATATATTTTTCTTCATTCTGCGCCATATTCTGCTAGTTCCATTTTTTGCGTTTTCTTGTCTCTTTATTTTTTTCTTCTTGATCTGATTCGTCATGTTGAGATTTCATTTCATTCCTACAAGAACATTCATACCATCTACCCCCTCCATTAGTTAGATAGCCTTGTCCTGCACAAAGTTTACATAACATATATGTCTCCTATTTTAGATAATGATAATTTATTTTTGATTCATTGTATATCACATTAACATATAAAAAGCAACAAAATGGACTGTAGCCCATTGGAATTTAATATTTGCATTTTTGGTAACGCGTAGTATAATTAGGTGTGTGTTATAGGAAATAGACATTTTACCCAAAAAAAGGATTGATAGATGAACACTTACTCAATAAACATCAATAGAGTAAATATTTATAAAAGGATTACGGAAAACGACTTACTTCGATTAATGAATGAAGTAAGGGCATATTGTATGACTTACCACAAGTCAGCACAGATATATAATAATAAATCACATGCATGTGTAGCAAATTTCAATATAGATGAGACATGTTGGGAAATTAACAATAGAAGCAAATTTCGGGAGGTATTATGGATGAGCACAAGAATATTGAGAAAGAAAAAAACAAGTTAAAAATGCAGAAATATCGAAAACGGCTAAAAGAAAGAGGTTTAATACAATTGAGAGTATTAACTTATAAGGAATATAAAAATCCAATAAGAGAATATGCTAAAAAATTAAATAATAGGAAAGAAAAACAATGTTAGCTTATCACAATGATCCGAAAATTAAACAAGACATACTTGCTCAACTACAACTTCATTATGATGCTGACGAAATCATCAAAGGGGTGTATTGGGAAAATGGAAAGGGATGTGCAGTTGGGTGCACACTTCATGGAAAAAATCACAAAGAATATGAAAATAAGTTCGGTATCCCAGAAGTCCTTGCCAAATTAAAAGATACAATATTTGAAGGATTACCTAATGCTCTAGCCAAAAAATGGCCCATCAGATTCATGAACGCTATTCAAGAGGGAGCAGACTTATCTAAAATCTGGAATAAATTCGCCCTCTTCTTATTAAGTGATCCACAATATGGCGTCATTAATTATACTTGTATTGAAGAATCCAAAATAGCTATACAGA